TCGCACAAGACTTGAATGCTTACCATGCATTGGATGCTGAAGCTGAATTAACTTCTGTCATGAGTGAGTACATCTCATTAGAGATTGATCTTGAAATTCTTGATATGTTGATTGAATCAGCTGGTGCAGGTACTGAAATTTGGAGTGCTGTTAACAATAGATCAATCGTAGATTCTGGTACTGGTACTGATGGTACTATTACTGATCTAGGGTTCTATAATACTCAAGGACAGTGGTTCCAAACTCTTGGTACTAAAATCCAAAAAGTAAGTAACAGAATTCACCAAAGAACACTTCGTGGTGGTGCTAACTTCCTCGTATGTTCTCCAACAGTAGCTACTATCTTGGAATCAATCCCAGGATTTGCTGCTACAAGTAATGGTGATGCTGCTCAAATGACTTATGCCTTTGGTGTACAAAAAGCAGGTCAGTTGAACTCACGTTACACTGTTTATAAAAATCCTTACATGACTGAAAATACAATCTTGTTAGGATTTAGAGGATCTCAGTTCTTGGAAGCTGGTGCTGTATTTGCTCCATATATTCCATTAATCATGACGCCTCTTGTGTATGATCCAGAAACATTTACTCCACGTAAAGGTCTCTTGACTCGTTACGCTAAGAAAGTAGTTCGTCCTGAGTTCTATGGTAAGATTTTATGTGATGGTTTAACTACCCTCTAATAATAATCTTTCTTAATTAAAAAGGGGGGTGCCAATAGGCACCCCTTTTTTGTGCTTGTGCTCTAGTATTTATAAACGTAATTACGTTACTAATTTAATAATTTTTCTATGGCTGATAACCAATTAACTGTAAAGAGAAAACCAAAAAACCCTATTAAATTTAAAGTCCAATTAAATGAAGAACAAAAGATTGCTAAACAAATAGTACTAGATAATACCTTAACAATGTTAGCGGGTTCGGCAGGATCAGGTAAAACTTTTTTAGCCTGTCAAATCGCACTAGATGGTTTATTTTCAAGAAGATATGAAAAAGTTATTATAACTAGACCCACTGTATCTAAAGAAGATATAGGATTCCTACCAGGGAATTTAAGAGAAAAAATGGACCCCTGGTTACAACCAATTTATGAAAATATGTATTCCTTATATGATAAGGATAAAGTTGCTAAATGTTTAGCAGAAGATCAAATTAAAATTGTTCCTCTTAGTTTTATGCGTGGTAATACATTCTTAAATAGTATAGTAATAGTAGATGAAGCTCAAAACGTTACTCATAATCAGATGGAAATGATTGTAACTAGGATAGGGTTAAATTCCAAAATGATAGTTTGTGGAGATAAGAAACAAGTAGATTTAAAAAGAAAAACAGATTCGGGTTTTAACTTTTTATATAAAGCAGCAGACCATATAAATGGTTTAGCATCTGTAACATTAACAACTAACCATAGAAGCCCAATAGTTGAAGAACTAATTGATTTTTATACTAATTCACATAAACAGGGACTTATAAAACTTTAATATTTATAAAGAAACAACATGGCAAACATACCTATCTGGCCCGGTTCATCATCATTTTTTCCTGGGGAAACCCCTTTTGGATTTTACGATAATGATTCTGATTTTCAAAATGATGCAGACAAATTTGCAAAGTTTGCAGCCCAAAGACTAGGTTATCCTATTGTTGATATAGAATTACAAGATATTCAATTTTACACTGCATTAGAAGAGGCAACTACTACTTATGGTAATGAAGTATACGCTTATAGGGTAAGGCAAGATTATCTTTCTTTAGAGGGTGGACCTACAGGTTCTAATCTCAATAATACTCTTATTACACCTAATATGGGTACTATAGTGAGATTATCAGAACAATATGGGGAGGAAGCAGGAACAGGTGGTAATGTAACATGGAGAACGGGTTCTTTATCTCTATTAAAGGACACACAAAAATATGATTTAAATGCTTGGGCCCAATCAAGTGCATCATTGGGAACTAATGATAGTATAGAAGTAAAAAGAATATTTTACTATCCGGACCCCGCAGTAGTTAGATATTTTGATCCATATTCCTCAACAGGTATAGGATTTAACAGTATGATGGATAGTTTTGGATTTGGTAGCTATTCCCCAGCAGTTAATTTTCTTTTAATGCCTTTAAGTTTTGATTTACAAAAACTTCAGGCTATAGAAATGAATGATCAAGTTAGAAAATCTAACTATTCATTTGAACTTATAAATAATCAATTAAAAATTTTCCCTATTCCTAGAGAAAATGGAACTTTGTATTTTGAGTACATTAAAACTCAGGATAGATATTCTTCATCATTTAATAATTCCTATGGGGGCATTACCAATGTATCAAATGTACCTTATACTAATCCCAGCTATAATCAGATAAATTCTGTAGGTAGAAGTTGGATTTATGAATATGCTTTGGCGCTAAGTAAAGAAATGTTGGGATATGTAAGGGGTAAATATTCAAGTGTTCCTATTCCCGAAGCTGAAATTACATTAAATCAATCTGATCTTATATCTGCAGCTACTGAGGAAAAAAATAAATTAATTGAAAGATTAAGGGGGTACCTAGAAGAAACATCAAGGGATAAACTATTAGAAAGAAGAGCCCAGGAAGCTGAATTTAAACAAAAGGAATTAGCTCAAGTACCTTATGTAATTTATATAGGATAATATGGCACTATTTGGAGGATCACGAGACGTAAATTTAATTAGAAAATTAAATAGAGAATTAATGGGTGATATAATTACCCAGCAGGCTTCCTTCTATGTACATAGACTTGAAGAAACTAAAGTAAACATGTATGGCGAAGCAGCTGATGGTTATTTCTTTGAAGGGCCATATATATTTAATTGCTTAGTACAAAGAACACCTCAAATATTTGAGGAAGCTGATATGATACTTGAAACTCAGTATGAGGTAACTTTTAGATTCTTTAGGGATGACCTAGTAGATGCTAATGTAGTTCCAAAAGTAGGTGATTATATAATGTATGAAGATAATTATCATATTGTAAATGATACTTATTCAAATCAATATTTTGCAGGTAAAAATCCACAATATCCTAATGAAAAAAATCCTCTTAATCCAGGTTTGGATAACAAACATAGTACCAGCAGATAGAGTAGGTATAACTCAAGAAAGATATCAACAGTAATGGCACAAGAATATAGAAAACCAATCCCACCACGTCAAAAAGAACTTTCTAAAAGAATGCAAGTTCCTTTTAAGGATGACTTAGGAAAATTTGATAGGGGAAATCCTAATGATGCTACTTTTGATAATTTAAAACGAGGTAATCAACTTTCTTTTAAAGGAGATGATGTTCAACCTTTTTCTATAGGTATTAAAGATATAGATGAGGCTATTCTTTTTTACATGAAGAATATTATAAAACCCTCTGTAATGCAAAATAGTACTAAAATAGAAGTACCAGTATTATATGGTGATTCTGAAAGGTGGAATCAGGTTCAAAAATTAGGGTATATTAGAGATGGTAATGATAAACCTATGTTACCTCTTATTTTATTTAAAAGAACTGATCTAACTAAAGAAAGATTTACTAGTAAAATTGATGCTAATGGACCTAATAATATACAGGTTTTTACTAAAACTTATAATAAAAAAAATGCCTATAGTAGTTTTGATGTATTGAATAAAAATTTCCCAGAAAAACAGTTTTATGCTACTGTAGTACCTGATTATGTATCCTTAAATTATGATGTAATTATTTCAACTTATTTTGTAGAACAAAATAATAAAATCATAGAAGCAATGAATTATGCTTCTGACGCATATTGGGGTGATCCCGAAAGATTCAAATTTAGAGCTAGAATAGATAGCTTTGCTACTAATACTGAAGTACCTCTAGGAGCTGAAAGAATAGTTAAAACTAATTTTTCTATTAAACTACATGGATATATAGTTCCTGACACCTACTTAAGAGATATAAGTGCAGTAAAAAAATTCCAAGAAAAAACTCAAATTAATATAACATCAGAAACAGAAATTCCAGTTGATAATACTAAAAGTATTAATCAACGTATTTATAATAAAGAACTATAATAAATGGCTAAACAATTAACAACAGCTAGTATAGCTACAGGTCAAACTATTGAAGCAGGTCATGTTACACAATCTGCCGTAGCATTTACTGGAGGAGAAGCTTATGATATTACTATATCTGGGTCCCTTGAAATAACAGGTTCTACAGACATAAATGGAGTTTTATCTATACCTGGATTTTCTAATGTATCAGCTTCTTTAGCTTCATCTGGAGTAGGTAATGGATTTCCATTTACTGGATCAGCTGGAATAACAGGGTCTTTAATAGTAACAGGATCTACAGGATTATT